GATGCACACGCTCAGTCAACTCAACGTCAGCTATACAATACTCGATCATCTCGTCACTCAGTCCTCCGTCGTAGTCTGTGAAGTCGAGCTTTCCTGTACCGCCAAGTACGCTGCCCCAGTTACGGAGAGAATGGCCTCCCTCTGCCGAAGGGTTATAGAGTCTTGAGAGGTAGAGTGTATCCACGACCCTAGTAGGATCAACATGTACACCCCAAACACGGTCAAGCACACCAACATCGAATCCGATGAGATTATGTCCCACAACTTTTTCAGCTTCATACAAAGTCCTCTGCAAAGTACTGGCTGTAGTGTGTACTTGGATGTTGTTCTTCACCTTCGTAACGGCACACCAGATCGTTGAGTGATCCAAAGTAGTTTCGATATCCAAGTAACAGATACTCATAGTACGCCTCGTTTAATTCATCTTGTTTAGGATTAGGAAGTTTGTGGTGCATCTCCGTCAACTGTTCCTGTTCCAATATCCAACTCCCAATCTTGCTCATGGTATATCATCTCCTCTATATCTGCGAGTGTTCGTAGATCAGCACGATCAACAACGTCACCGTCGTCTAGCGTAACAGCGAAGCACCTGTTGCACAAGTCTACAAACTCTTGGCTAATAGCATACCGTCTTGTCGCTTCGTAGTCTGTTAATTCTACGTCACACGCTTTACATCTCACAAGGGTTTCTCCTCAACTTCATCTCGCTGTGTTAGTCGTCCTGTTGCCTCGTTATAGAACACCTCACACGCCTTGCCTGTCTTGCCAGTATATCGGTTCTTCAATACACGTAGCACGGTCGTGTTCTTGACAATTGGATCGTCAGCCTGACTGTTACGTTCAGCACCAATGACCGCATCAGAGAGCTGTGCAATCGAGGCAGAGCCACGTAACATACCCAAGCTAGTCACCGCACCGTCCTCCAACTGCTTGCCTTCTGGTCTGCGAAGGTGACTGACAAGGAACATACAGATGTTCATCTCCTGCACAAATGTTCGCAGCTTTGTCATGATCATGTCAAGTGCACGGCGTTCATCCCCGTTGCTTTGGTCGGACACCAGTATTGATACGTGATCCAGCACGATGAATCTAACGCCAAGTACCTTCACAAAGTACCGCATCCTGCCCAGTACGTTCTCGATCTCGTTACTACCGAAGTGTTCCCACAGATAGACACGGTTCTCATAGTCCATCGTATCGTACACAAGGTCAATGTCTTGATCGTCGTACTCACAGTCAGGTAAGTGGATAGGTTTGTTCAGCTCAAGACCTACGAGTCCACGCATGGTACGCTCAGGTGTCTCCTCAAGGAACATCAGACCAAGGTTATCGTCAGACTGCGCCATGATGGAACTAACTACCTCACGTAGCAGTGTTGACTTACCTAGACCAGAGCCTGCGCAGATCGTCACCAGCTCTGCCATACGTATGCCGTACAGGTGCTTGTTCAGTCCGTCGAACGGATACTGTACCTTCGCCTTGGCGAGTGGCTTCTTGATCAACTCACGTAACTCACCAGCACCTACGATGCCTTCGGGTGTGTACGGTTGAGCAGACCACCACGCTTTGGTGTACATATCTGAGTCGTTGTTGGTTAGGTAGTCACACGCATCCTTGTAACCATTGACGTGTTTAACAATCCTCGCCTTGTTACCGAACAGATCAGCACACTCCTTCGAAGCTTTCTGTCCCGGCTCGTCGGCATCGAAACAAATAACAATAGTCTCAAAGCTGTTCAGCCAATCGTAGAAGAGACGACAGTCCTTTGCCGCTGACGTTGCACCGTTGCGTACACTGACAACAGGAAACTTACTGCCTGTCATTTGGTGTGCCGCTAACGCATCGTACTCGCCCTCAACAATGGTGACGTACTTACCGCCTTCGGGAAACAGGTGCTGACCGTACAGTCCTGCGTGTTTCCAATCGCCAACGATGCTGAAGCGTTTGTCAGGGTTACGTACCTTGGCAGCAACGGGCTTGGTCGGATCGTTAGGATCGAAGTAACCAAACGTAGTAACCTCACCGCTTTTCAGTGCTGAATACTTCTTCGCTGTCGTCCCTGTGATGAGGCGGTCAGTGATAGAACGGTACTCAGCAGTGATGAGACGATGCTCAGTCTGACTGAACGACGGCTTCGGTGCTTCGTTGATAGCGCCTAGTTCACGTACGTTTTCTCGTACGCTGTCCTTGGGTGCTGGCGTAAACGTATCACAAACAAAACACTTGCTTGATCCGTCGTCGTTGAATGCCAACCCGTCACTGCTTCCGCAGTCTTGACATGGCTGGTGTGTATCAGTGAATGGCATGGCTGGATACTCCTAAGTCTGCGTAACGTCTGCGAAGATCTTCCTCTTCGAGTTCGCCGTAACCCACGGCTAAGAACGTACCAACCATACTGAGCATTTCAGTCACGGTCAAGTGTTCTAACTCGTACTCAACAAGCTCATTGATGATGTCGTCTTTACAGATAGTCATTACAATATTTCCTTAATAAATTTAACATTACTGTTGACTTTACAGATAGATTTTATCATGGATTGAACTGCCTGTCAAGTCCTAGGAACATAGACAACTTCTTCCTTGATAACGCGTACCTCTTCGCCGTTCTTGGCAAAGCTGTTACAAAAGTATTTCGCGCTGTCAAGTGTTGAATTATAAGATGAGCCGTCGTTGTCGTGCTCCTCCCATTCCCACGTTTTTGTGTTGAACTTCTGAACTACATACCACGTATCAATACTCATAGTTGATGTACTCCTTTTCGATGCTGGTATAGTCGGCAGAGAGGTCTTCGTACTCCTGTTGAAGAACCTTCTGCGTGTAGTATTGGGCCTCAGTCAAACCAAAGTCAATGTCCATCTTACTTAGCTTGCCCAAAGTGTCTTCGATCATGTCGATAACCTCACTGAGCGCATCTAGTCTGTCACTGTCCATCAGTCATCCTCCAAAACAAAACCATCGCACACCTCTATATCTAACGTATGCACTTTAAGAAGCTCTTCCCAATCTCCAAAGTCTTCAAACAGCTCTTCGGCATGGTCTCGACTTTCAGCCTTCACTTTGACCTCATAAACTTTGGTCATAAATATTTGGTACGTCTTCATATTTACGCCTCCACATCATAGACCGTAGTGGTCTCTTCGTCTTCATCACGGAACACTTGTACGTTGTCCTCGTTCCAGTCAATAGGACAATCCAACTCGCTGATAGCGTAGTCCATCGCAGCTTGCTCTGCATCGCACTCGTCTGCTGACAGTACATACACACGCTTTGTAACAGTTACAGTTACGTCGTATGCGTAGACGTGATCCTTCAACTTGTCAGAGATATCATCCAGCTTTGCTGTTGCATCACTGAGCAATACTTCCAGCTCCTCGAACTCAGTATTGTGAGGACTGTTGATAACATCGTAACCAATGTCAGCTCTCAACCCGTTGATCTTTCTGCGAATAATATCAATACCGTCGCGGTCAGTTAATAAATAATCACTCATTGTGTCATCTCCTCTAGTTGATTAACAATCTTATCACCATACTCATTTGCAGTATAGTCGCCGATTACCTCTATTGCTTCACTGTTGCTGGTGACGTTGCCATACACAAACTGAAACCATGCAATGTAACCATCAAGCTCATCGCTCCACACACCCACGTCGTCGAAGTCACACTCACCCATGTGGTCTAACACAGTCATGTGCTCACGAGACTTCTCAACGTCAGCGTACTCACCTTCACCACATACAGTGATGCTCTTGTCTGGATCGCTGAGAACTGTATCAACGAAATATTTTGCTACTCGTTTTTCTGTAAAGTGCATTGTTGTTTCTCCTTCATTACTGGATACAAGTTTATCGTAGCTTGACAAAACAATACGTACCGTCTTCGATTCTGTAAAGAGTGTATCGACCCCTCAGATGTTTGACAGCCGCCGCGTTTGTTTTGCATCTATCGTTTTCTGATAGCGTAAACCACTGACCGGGCTTCATTGACTCGAACAGATCTCGCCACGCGCTACCGCGTCCTCGGTAGTTCATAGGTGCAGGTGCTTTCTTATATTGTACTTTGAAATGTGTCATGGTAAATCTCCTCTGGTAACATGTTACCAATTAAAAGTTAAGTGTTGGTATTACATCGTTCTCAACGACAAAGCCGTTGGTGTTAGTCTTCGCTGGTCCTTTTGCAACCAGCCCCACTACTACCCTGCGATTGTTGACATTGACCCAGTCTGAGTCGTCGCCGTTGATCACAGGTCTCCCCATAAACGTCGATGGGAAATTCTTGTTCCTGAACACGACTGCCATCGGTGCGTCGCTGTAGGATTTGAGGAAGCTCTGCACCTGAGATTGATAGTGCTTGGCTCCGCTGTAACTGAACATCAGTCGGTAGTTGTCCGGTTGTCGCTGTCCGTGGAAACGTCGAGCCTTCTTGGTGTAGTCATAGAACTGCAATTCAGGGAACGACTGCGGGATCATGTGTTCTTCCCAACTGATGTCGCTCATGACGTTGAGACGTACAACACCCTGCACACCCTGCTTTGCACATAGCTTGGCGAAGTTGCGCAGTTCGTGGTTGAGCTGTATGAGGAACGCTTCCTGATCGTCGTGCCAGTAGTCAGTGCGAGCCTGTCGCGCTAGGTTGATAGACTCGTACACTTCAGCCAAACCAGCGCCGACTAGACAATCCTCCATACAGCCCGCAGCTTTTGCACCAGCGCAGACCACATCGTCAGGGTGCATCGTCAGCGTCGCCATACGTATGGAGTCGTCGCGGTTAGTCTTGCGAGCCTTGGTGTTGCCAAGCTTTTTGCTCGTGTCAAGTAGTTTCATCTTAGTCTCCATTTTTGTAATGTTACAATTTAAAACATACCGTCTGCGAGTTCGAGCATGAATGCAATGTCTTCTGGACTTTCCCACTCGTCAGGATACGGTGACATGTCCTGAGATACAGCGATCAGCTCCAACATCTCAGGCGGATAGATAGGCTCGTTTCTGCACGTCTCCTTAACAACAAACGCTCCACACCCATACTTCTTGAAAGCTCCTGCCGCCTGTTTGTACGTGTGTCCTTCTATCTCGTGCAACTCGTCGTGATCCCAAGGTTCGCCGCAATGTCTGCAATGTATGTCCATCGTTTATTCCTCGTCGTTAGTAAGAACGTACACCAGAGACCAAACTCCGGTGACTGTTAAGAGTAGGACAACGTCCCACCAAGGTTGCCATTGTTCAAACATACCGCCTCCGGTTTTGTAATATTACAATTAAGCCGCCATCTCAATGACGTTTGACAATTCCTGATCTAGCGCACTCGATACGATAGACTGTACAGCCTGTGCGATCTGTTCGAGCATGGCGTCTGATAACGCGTCATCATTGTCTAGCGTCTTGCCCAGTGTGGTGAGAATGTCGCGCTTCGCGCTCTTCTGTGCTACTACTAGTTGCCATTTAGTCTCACCAGTTTTCTTGTAATGTTTCGCGCCAATTTTAACGTCGAACATCTCAAGCGATTCACGCTGTACGGTGGTGCGTAATGATGCCAACGCGGATTTTGCTTCCGTTGCTAGTCGCTGTTTCGCTTCGCTGTCCGATGCGGTGTTAGCGGCGAGGTATAATTGGTGGAATGCTTCGAGTAAAACATCTGCGCCCTTGAGCGTTTTTGTGTCGATTGTCTCGAGCGATTCAACAACCAGCGCTTTTAGCTTGTTAGTTTTGCGGACGTTCGCGAGTGCCAGAGAATAAATTGGGTTTGCCATAACGATCACCTCGTTTTTGTAATCTTACAATTTAAATAGTTTCGATCTGCTTTGATCTCATCGGTACGCCAGCGTCAGGCGTAGACTATCCGTTCATTTTCCCATCGCTTAGAATGGGCGCGTCTTATTTGCTTTTCAGCAGTGATAGAGCCAACACTAACGGCGTGCTGTTCAGGTGCCAACGGTGGCTACCTATTCGGTAATAACTCCGCTTCGCGTTATCACCTAGGCCAGATACTGTTTCAGATGGGCGCTGGTCCTCGCCGCTTGTTGAGACCTACTTTAGGTAAAGGTTTTTTAAATGTCCAATAATAATAATTATAATTTTTTACTAAATCATTCACGATATGAATACCAGTAGCGACCTATATAAAAGCGTGTGCGCGACTAACATAATTCTCAGGCAATGTCTAGCACAAACGGACTAAAAAAACACTTGACAAACCTGAAAACACCACTTATCCACAGAAAAACACCCTGTTGATAACTTATCCACAACCCTCTGTGAGGCCTGTAATAGCTCACAGTGAAACGTTGCAGGTAACCTATAGCGTGGTATTGCTTTTCGTAACGTTCAATACAGAGCAATTGGGAGGGTTACAGGACTATGTTGATTTTCTCAAAATCGCTGTAATGGGGTATAGAATACACTGTATGTTTGTACAGTACTGGTTAGATATACAGCACTGGTTATCTGTACAGGTCCTTCTTAGACTCTCACATGTCTCTATTTAGATATGCGAATATAAAGATATCCTTATATGCAACTGAGAATCATTAGCGTTTACGAATGAGAATCATTATCAAATGCGAATGAGAATCATTACGCCGTTTCGGGGCGGGGGAGGGACTATGCTGATGACTGTGTTGTTAGATCCTTCTCAGACACAAAAAAGAGTAAAATTAGAACTTAATATAGCCAATAGTTCTAAGTAGATAAACTGTATAGAAAACAAGCACTTAGTAGTGCAGAATCTGGACCGTGACTGTACAGTTTAAAGGACAGTATGTTTTCTTTTAAAATAATGCTTGACAAATGTTTAAAAGTATGGTACAATAAATAGTATGTTATGTCTTTAAAGATACTTTACCGTGACGGTAATGATAAGTTTATAAATATATTATTAAAAGTTTACGGTAATGTACGGTAACGTATCTTTAAAGAGTCTTTAAAGAGGTATTTATGTCAGATGTTGATAATCCTCCTCGCCGAAAGCGTGGAAGACCGCGTAAAAGTGACGTAGTTGCATCAAAAAAAGGTAATCGTAACGCTGTTGGTCGCCCAAAGGGTGACGCTGCCGTCATCAACGAATACAAAGCAAGGATGTTAGCGTCTCCGAAGTCCCGAAAGGTACTTGATACTATTTTTGATGCTGCTCTTGACCATGATCATAAAAATCAAGCAGCGGCTTGGAAGCTTGTAATGGATCGTATACTGCCCGTTGCAGCGTTTGAGAAGGATATTGTTAAGGATGGTGGTCGTAATGCCATTCAGATTAACATTACTGGCGTAGGAGCTGTGGACATTCCTGAACCTACCGTTATTGAAGGCGAGGTAGTAGATGAGTCTTAAGCATTTTACACGCGAAGAGTTTGACTGTCAGGTATCTGGCACCAATAACATGGAGCAAGACTTTTTAGAGAAGCTAGATGAGTTACGGGCATACTGTGGTTTTCCTTTTGTAATAACAAGCGGGTATCGTCATCCTACGATGCACCCAATAGAAAATAAAAAAGAAGTACCCGGTACACACGCCCAAGGGATCGCGGCAGATATAAAAATAACAAACGCCGCTGATCGCCTGAAGCTTGTACACTCTGCTTTGTCTTTAGGGTTTACAGGTATTGGTGTTGCTTCTGACTTTATCCACGTTGACACCCGTGGTACAACACCTGTTATGTGGACATACTAATGTTATATACAAAGAACAAGAACCTGACAGATACTAGTACGCAAGAGATTGTTACTATTCCTAATGGTTACGTTGCACATTGGAACATGGCATTTGTGGCTAATTTACATAACTCAACTAACGACATTACGTTGTTTGTAGACAAGCCTAGTCCTACTCCAGATGTATATATTTATAACGGTACTAACATATCGTCAAAAGAAAACTTACTGATTGATGGCAGTGCAACTTTTGTTCTACAGCCGGGAGATGTTATTAAAGCAGCAGCAGGTAGTGCAGGCAACGTCGAAGTAGTCGTTACGTTTGATCTGTTAGAAGCACCAGCGGTATTTAATAATTTCAATGGATCTTAATATTGAACTACTGCCTTGGCAGCAAGATGTCTGGGCAGATGAAACAAGATTTAAAATAGTAGCTGCTGGGCGACGTACAGGTAAGTCTAGGTTAGCAGCATGGATGTTGATTGTTAACGCACTACAGGCAGATAAGGGTCATGTATTTTACGTCGCACCTACTCAGGGACAAGCCAGAGACATTATGTGGTCCACCTTGCTTGA